ATCGGTCTATCCAGGCTTTAAAAAGCTTGGTCGACAACAGTACCCCCATTTCCTTAAGGGGCTAGTTGCACCGATTTATGCAGCACCTGAACGTGAAACATCGGTTGAAAATATAAAACATTTGTATCAGTTTTGTATGGCCTTTCAGAAATTGCAAGGCCCTGCCGATCCAAAGAAATGCCGCGATCAGCTAGCGGACTTTGTTGAGGTTGACATCGGTCTCAAAGATGTAGACTTCTCACATGAAACCGTGAGGGATATTGTTAGGGACGCTCGTGATGTTATAACGAGAGTCTTCCAAGGAGCGGATCCTTTCGATCCGCATCAGGCCGGTGAGTTTATCCCGCGACCTGGACCTGGAGCAACAAATACCCCGACAAAGCATGCTCACAGATATCGACCTGTGAGGTGGTTTCCACAACTATTCGAGACCTTCGATCCCGAAAATTGGTTTATGCCTCCATATTCCCCACCTCATAAGGTGGCGCGTAATTGGATCGAAGACCCATTAAGACGTACTCGAATAGGACGTCGTGCCAGGAAAAAGGGACTAAAAATTGATAAATCCCTTGCCCTTATTGCCACGTCACGATTTAAACTCGTTCCTAAAAAGTTCGAGAAGTGGCGTGGAATATGTATCGAGGAAAACGAACTTCAATGGTTCCAGCAAGCCTTGCGGCACTATATGTATAACCGCTTGGAGACTCACCCGCTAACAAAGGGGAAAGTCAATTTCACTTCTCAGCTGGTCAACCGCGCATTAGCCCTCCTAGGTTCAGTCAAAGGTCAAAGTAAGGCGACTATAGATATGTCGTCAGCTTCGGACAGGATTAGCCTACGGCTCGTACGCTACCTCTTTAGCAGGGTGAAACCGCTCCTTAGAGCGATCGAAGCCTGTTCATCGAGGGAAGTTGAGCTCCCAAAGGGTACCGAAGAATGGTTTATCGGTACTATGCCATTAGAAAAAGTGGCTCCTATGGGTTCGGCCATTTGTTTCCCTATTATGTCAATAGTCCATTTCTCATTGATCTGGGCCATACTTAATAGGTGCGACTCGATAGCAGGACACTTGAAACGGGATATACACGTCTATGGTGACGACATAATCGTCCCCTGTGAATGTGCACAAGCTATTTATGACTATTTGCCTCTTTTCGGGATGAAAATTAACACCGATAAGAGCTTTAGCCACTCGCTTTTCCGTGAGTCCTGTGGTCTCCACGCCTACAACGGTGTGGACATTACGCCCACCAGGTTTAAAACCTGTCTAGATACCAAGTCGTCGCCGGCAGATCTCGCTGGGACCCTTCGCCTCGAAGAGGCGTTTTATTATAAGGGTTACAAAGAGGTTGCTAGCATATTGCGACTCGACGTTCAGAATGTGGCGCAGAGATTTGGCATAAGTTACGTGCCTACTGTTGACACAAAGTCCCGCCTTTTCGGGTTCTTCCGGAGAGATGGTGACGCGCCGATCGGTGAGTTCATCAAACACACACGAAGACGCTGGAATGTTGAGTTTTGTGAGTGGCCTAGGAAGTACGGCCCTTACACAAAAACGCAGTTGGAAACCCCAGATTACCAAACTTGGGTGTACCTGAAGGTTCCTGTGATAGTCGATACTTTCGATGAACGCAGCTCCTTTCTGGATGAAGAGGATCGCTATTTGCGATACCTTACCCAGGCTAATGTGTGGGGAAACCACAGTTACGATGAGG